TTTACCAAAGTTGATATTCTCAACTTTAAATTCATCCATAGTATATTTTTGCTTGGCTGCTTTTTTTAATTCTCTATTTTTAATATTATTAGCACCTGCAAAAACTTCAGGTATAAAATTACTTTTCTTACCTAAACCATTTCCGTTCATTAATAATCCTTTTCGTCTGCCATTCTAAATACAGCATCATCCACATGCTTAGATCCTGGCTCACTTGGCTGATCTACATCATATTCAAACTCTTGATACTTTCTAGGTGCATGTTTAGAAAAGTCAATATTAGTGTGTTCCCTGTTTGGGTTTTTCCCATCAGGTGCATCACTAAACTGACCTTGCTTAACTTTAGCCTTTGGGTCAAATGTATTCATGTTGTTCTCCTGTTATATTTTTAATTTCTTAATCTTTATTATATTCTTGGTAGGTATCACTGTGTGGCCACCACCTTGTTTTATGATTCCACTATCTTCAAATATAAAATCAGCCATGATGACAGTAGTCTTTTCATTCTGCTCTACCAACCAACCAAAACTACAACATATGGCAGTCTTTGCTTTTTTTATATCTGGTATATCAGACCACTCGCATGATCCAACAATATCTTCCCAATATGCGAT